GAACGCCGTTTTAAAGAGGCGTTTATTTTTTTACCGCGAAAAAACAGTAAAACTTTTTTTGCTTCTGCGTTGGCCTGGGCATTGTCTCTTTTAGAACGACAGTATTTTTCAGTGCTATATATTATTGCTACAAAACTCGATAGGGCAATGGAAGCTTTTGAAAATATCCGTGAAAATATTGAGTACATGGGCGAAAGCAAGAATTTCAAAATATTGAATAACAATGCGGAACATTCAATCAGTCGAACATTTTATGATGAGAATGAAAATAAAAGTGGAGCATTGAGAATACAGGCACTTGCAGCAGATGCAAAGCGAGCAGATGGACTTAATGCGAACATTATTATTCTTGATGAGATGCACGCTTATAAAAATGCAAATGAATATTATGTTTATAAACAGGCAATGAAGGCTTATGTAAATAAATTGCTTATAGGTATAACAACAGCTGGAAGTGATATGAATTCTTTTTGTTACCAGCGTCTTCAGTATTGCAAAGAAGTAATGCGGGGAACAAAAGTGGACGAAGAATATTTTATATTTATATGTCAGGCAGATAACCCAGACGACTATACAAACCCGGTTGAACATGAAAAGGCAAATCCTAATTATGGAGTAACCATCAGAGAAAAAGATATTCTGAATGAAGCTCTTCAGGCACAGAATGATCCAACCGGAAGAGACGAGTTTTTAAATAAATCACTTAACATCTATACAAATGCACTTAATACATATTTTGATATTTTTCAAGCCCAGGAAAGTGATAAGCAATTTAGCTGGACGTTGGAAGAACTGGCACATTTGCCAATCAAATGGTATGGGGGAGCAGACTTGTCAAAGATGTACGATCTTACCGGAACAGCGCTTCATGGTAGATACAAAAATACAGATATTTGTATTTCACACGGCTTTATGCCAGTAACTGCAGCACATCTTAAAGCAGAAGAAGACCAGATTCCGTTCTTCTGGTGGGAGGAACAAGATTGGCTTACTCTTTGCAATTCGGATGTCATTGAGTATGAAGATGTACTGAAGTGGTTTCTTCAAATGCGAAAGATAGGATTTGACATTAAATGGGTTGGATATGACCGGCGTTATTCAAGAGAATTTGTGTTGAAAATGAAAAAATCCGGGTTTAAAATGCGAGATCAGTCGCAAAGGTATGTTGAAAAAACGGAAGCTTTTCGGGAAATAGAAAAGAAACTGAAAAAAGGAGAATTTTATTATCTTCACAATAAAGCGTTTGAGTATTGCTTATCAAATGTGAAAGCGATTGAAGATTCCGATGAATTTGTAAGATTTGAAAAGGTGCAGCCGACATACAGAATTGATTTATTTGATGCGGATGTAATTGCATGTAAACAAATGTTGATTGACCTTGAAAAAACACAGAAACAAGGAAAATGGTTTGGATAAGAGAGGAAATGATAGCATGGGGAAAAAGAAGAAAAAACAGGTGAGAGCAGAGCCGGATAAAAAAAATATATCATGGCTTTGTTCTTCAGATGCTTTTGATATATTGTGCGGTGGTTCATATACAAGGCTGATTGATAATCCGGAGATTGTGGCAGCAGTGAATAAAATCTGTAATCTGATTTCCAGTATGACAATACATCTGATGGAAAACACAGATGCAGGAGATAAGCGGTTGAAAAATGAATTATCCAGGAAGATAGATATTACTCCGAATCGTTTTATGACAAGGAAAACTTTTATTTCTGCCTTGGTAAGGGAAATATTGCTTGAAGGAGATGGAAATGCAGTTGTTTATGCGGAAACAACACAGGGATATTTAAAAGATTTGCAATTGATTCCGGCAGGACATTTTTCTTTTGTACCTGATGGCTACGGTTATCTGATTCGAATAGATGGAGAACCATATACGCCGGATGAATTATTACATTTTGTTATTAACCCATCTCCGGATTATCCGTGGAAAGGCTGCGGATATCGCACAGCACTAAAAGATATTGCTAACAATCTGAAACAGGCTACAGCAACAAAAAAAGGATTTATGGAAAGTAAATGGAAACCATCCGTTATTGTAAAAGTGGATTCTATGAGTGATGAACTTTCTTCTCCGGAAGGAAGAAAAAAGATTTTGAATGACTATGTTGCGAATACAGACGCAGGCGAACCCTGGGTTATTCCGGCGGATGCATTTGATGTTGAAGTTGTAAAACCTCTATCGTTAACAGACTTAGCATTATCAGATGCAGTCATGCTTGATAAGAAAACAATAGCAGCAATTTTAGATGTTCCTGCCTTTGTCGTTGGTGCTGGCGAATTTGATTCTGAAGAATGGAACAACTTTATCAATACGAGAATCCGTCCATTGTGTAATGCCTTGGAGCAGGAACTCACTAAGAAGTTGTTAATAAATCCAGACTGGTATTTTCGCTTTAATGTTAGATCTCTGTATGCATATGATATTACGACATTGTCTAATGTAGGTGCAAATTTATATACAAGAGGCATTATGACAGGAAATGAAGTGAGAGATGCAATTGGATATTCTCCAATGGAAGGACTAGATGAGTTAGTGATATTAGAAAACTACATTCCACAAGGAATGATTGGAGATCAGAAAAAATTGAAGGGAGGTAAAGAAGGTGAAGAGGAATAGACAGGCCAGAAGCGTACCACTTCAGTTTAAGACCAGAAGTGAGGAAGATGGAGAAAAATATATATCCGGGTACTTTGCTGTATTTAATTCAAATTATGAAATGTGGGAAGGGGCAACAGAAAGCGTAGATGTACATGCTTTTGATAATACACTTCAGGATGATATCAGATGTCTGATTGATCACGATACACATCTTGTCCTTGGAAGAACTAAATCCGGAACATTAACATTAAAAGTTGATGAAAAAGGATTATGGGGAGAAGTCAAGATTAATCAAGCGGATC